TGTTCAGTTAGACTTAATACAATACAACAAACTCCTTTTCTCATAGTAAGAGTATATTACTCTTTGTCGAATCTGTCAATACTCTATATATTATCTGTAAATATATGTAGATGAACCATTATGCTTTTTTAATTCTTTTTTAATCAACGACTTATCTTTTTCTTCTGACCATTTAATACTATCAAAGTTTTGTTTAAACCTATTAGAGAAACAATTTCTTGGAGAATGTCCTTTTCCAGCACCATTATTTGAGCTTTTTGTATTCATATATTTGGCTTTTTTCTATTAGCAAATACGGCTCTATATTTGGGATTTATCGATTCACAAATAGGACTATATTTGGAATATTTCTATTCGCAAATATGTATATTTGGGATTTTTTGGTTAGTAAATATTACTTTTTGAAATCGCCAAGATCACGATCAAAAGAAAACTTTCCAGTACTCTCTACAAGACCTTCGTAAGTTTCTTCTGTGCATCCAGCCATCTCAGTAAATGGAGCGACTACCGCAAAAATTCCAAATGCTCCAATTGTGGCTGCGGTTGAAATTGGGCGAACGAAAACCAAATCTCCAGCAGATAAGAAGCCGTCTGCAACTGGAGTAGATTCGCTTTGAGTGCCAGTATCTGCCAAACCTAAAGAGGCAGAAAATAGTGCGATTAATGCTAGTGTTTTAATTTTATTCATAATATGTATTATATCGTAATACTGGAAAAAAGTCAAATATAATATATAATATATTATGTTCGAAGGATTGTTTGAAATAGATGAAAGATGGTCTTTTAGACTCGGACCAAGATGCTTTGATCTAGAAAATTGTGAAAAAAATATATTTTGTGTTAAAGAGATAATTGATATTGCAGATAAAAATAACTTAAAATATGTTTTCACTGGAAGCTTAAGCTTGATTTTGAACTATGGTAAAACATACAGGAATCCAGATGATATAGATTTATTAGTTGAGAAAAAAGATGTTTTTAAATGGATAGACTTATTAATGTCTAACTATGATTGGTGTTTATCAGAAGAAAAACGAATAGATGGTTTGTCTTTTGAACAACTAATAGATTTTTCTATTAAAAATCAAGAAAAATTCGCATCTTTAAATAAAGATAAATGTTCATCTGAAACTAATTCTGCTACTATATATTCTTACGAAAATAATTTATTTAAAATACAAGAGTACGATTCGCCAATTAATAATTATCACACTAATAAAAATCCACATATATTAATTCACAACCCAAATAAAGCTGATGAACTCTCGATGGATGAGAATTTTTTTCAAATTCATTTAAAATCCCCATCATTCCTATGCCCATCTAGTCATTGTGGATTTATTTATTATACAAATGACTTTAGTGATCCATCTGGAAAAGAAGGAATACCAGAAGGTAGCACCAAAGTTATGAAATTAAGTTTTGAAAAAACTAAAAATAAAAATTGCTATTGGGTTACCGACAAAATAGATAAAAATATATTAAATAATTTAAAATATAAAATATCTATATTTGAACAAGGAGTATTATATTTAAAACATAAAACAACTGGTGTTGAATTGGATTTAATTGTAGATTATCCAGAAAGAATGACGGAAAAAAACTATACATATAAAAATATTGGAAATACGAAAATTTTTTATGATAAAGCTGAATTCCTGTGGGCAAGAAAAAAAGATTACAACAGAACCAAAGATATAAACGATATTAAATATTTCAAAAAAATATTACCCAATAGTCAATAAATATCGGAACGAGTAGGATTCGAACCTACGGATGGAGTTAACCATCGGAAGTTTAGTAAACTTCTGCTTTAGACCACTCAGCCATCGTTCCAAAGACTCCCAAACTAGGATTTGAACCTAGAACAGCCTCGTTAACAGCGAGGTACTCTACCGTTGAGTTATTTGGGAAAAATCTATTAACTATTCCCTGCTACCTCATTAACATGTTCTTTTATTAAATTATATATTCTTACTTCTTCTTTATTAGCTTTTCTTTCAACTTTAGAAAGATTATTGAATTTATATTCTTTTAATTGATGATGCTTGAAATGATATACTGGTTTATTTGAATAAACTTCGTTAGTAAATCTAATATATCTAAACGGTAAAACTTCGCCTTTGATCTTATAAAGAGTGCCTAATACTGGCTGTTCTTTTTCTTCTTCAAATACTCCATCAATGAATTCTAGAATTTTTTTTAACATTTTTCTTTTTCCTTTTGTTTTTAGGTTTAACATGTTTCCAAATTTTTCCTTTATTATCTAGGTCTACGCTCCATAGCATTACTTTATTATAAATTTTAAATCCATATCCATTCCCAATCATCATAGTAGTTCTACTTATTGCATCTCCAATAAGATATAGGAAATATGATAATATTAATCTCATATAAATATATTATATACTATATACAAAAAAGTCAATATAATTTAAATAAGCCAGAATAGCACAGCGGTAGTGCAACGGTTTTGTAAACCGTAGGTCATCGGTTCAAATCCGATTTCTGGCTCTTATTTTCTTTTTTTGGGGACAAAATTAACTAAAGCGTCCGTTCCGTAAACTTGAAAAGACTGTATTTTATAATTTTTATTTATTAGCATATTCTTGAGTTCATTTATATATTTGCTTTCCATGTATACAACTATAGCTTGATCATCATGAATGTTTACTCCGTACTCTTCTGAAAATTCAGAACAAATAGCAAGAGCTTCACTTTGATTACTCACATAATACTTTACACTGTTAAATTAAAGACCTGTTTCCAGAAAAAATTATAGTGCAATATTCTTTTAATTCATTTTCAATATATTCTTTCATATTTTCAAAATTATTAAATTTAATAAAATTCGGACCAACTTCTTTCTCATCTAGAATTATTTTGTAAGTATTTACTTCTTGAAGAATATCGCATTTATTAATAATTAGTTTATTTGTTCCAGAGATTTTTATTGCTTGCTTTAAATTATCAAGCCTTAACCAATTAGCGATTCTTTTTCTGCCAGTAGTTGATCCAAATTCTTTTCCTAGTTCTATGATTTTATTTAGATCATTATCTTGCCATAATGATTCTGGAAAAAGTGGGTCAACCCCACTTTTAGTGTCATAAATTTTAGCTACACCAATAATGTCTCTTATTTTTTTAGGAGAAAAACCTAAAGAACACGCTGAGTATGGTAATGTTTCGCTGCTAGTAACATAAGGATAATCCCCATAATTTAAATCCAACCAAAAGCTTTGTGCTCCTTCGCAAAGTATATTACCATAAAGATTTCCATCCCAAAGATATTTTTTATCTAGATAATCTCTAGCTAGTTTACCAACCCTTAAGGCTTTATCTGAATAACACGGCGCAATTCCTTGGCCTGTAGTGCCAAGTTTTGGTTTTAAAATTTTAAGGTCATATTGGATATGTTTTTCTGTGATGATATGAGCTTTTGGGCTTACTTTGATTAATGATGTATCAAATCCTTCTCTATCAAGATATTCTATTTCATCAAAAAATTTATCAATATTGATAACGCAATTTGGACCAATTATACTAGGTTTATTTTGAAAAATTCCACAAGGAATAATATGAGTTTTATATTTTTTATCGTTAAGATAAACTGTATGACCTGCATTTGGCCCACCATTCCAACGGCAAACAATATCATAATTTTTGCTAATAGCATTACTTATTTTGCCTTTACCTTCATCTCCCCAAGATAAGCCAAAAATAATATCAACCGCTTTAATCATTAGCTATATTATATAAAAAATATAGGCACAATACAAGTGTAAATTATTAATATGTTTAAATATATATTAGGATTTTCTGGATTTCTTCTGGCAGCTTGCGCTGCTTTCTTTTCTATAAAAGGAATTGCCCTTTTATTTGCAGCAAGTTTTTGGAGCGTTGCAATTATGGCTGGTTCAATGGAATTGGCAAAATTAGTATCTGCAAGTTATCTTTATCGTTTTTGGGATAAAATAAATAAAATTTTAAAAAAATATATGATATCAGCAGTTATTCTATTGATGGCAATAACAAGTCTTGGTATATTTGGATTTTTATCAGACGCTTTTCAAAGAAATTTTTCACAATATAGTCTTAATTTAAATAAAATTAATAGTCTTAAAAATCAACAATCTTTTTATATTTCTCAAATAGACTTTAATAAAAGTAAATTAAAAGACCTTATTGAGCTTCAAAAAACCTATCAATCTTCTTTGGATTCAGCAGTTAAACAAGAAGTCGTGACAACTAAAACGAGTGGTGGAGGATTTTTTTCATCAGAAAAAACAGAAAAAGTAACAGATCAAAAATTACTTGATAGTAAAAATAAAACTATATCGGGCTCGCAACAGAATATTAACGCTTTATTTTCTCAAATATCTACTGTAACTACAGACTTGCAAAATTTAGAAAAACAAGCTTCACAAGCTTCGGAAGAAATAATTAAACTAGAAAGCGATAATACAAAAGGTGAAATTGGAACATTTAAATTTGTTGCAGAAGCTTTTGGTTTAAAAATTGAAACCGCTGTGCGTATTTTTATTTTATTAATAGTTATAGTATTTGATCCATTGGCTGTTTGTTTAGTGATAGCTTATAATTCTTTAATGAAAAATGAAACCCCTACTTTAGTTGAAAACGAAACAAAAAAAGAAAAAACTCCGAAGAATACAATAGAGGGATTAAAAGTGATGTATAGAGACTTCGCTAAAGATTTTAAAAGAGGAACGAAAGCTCCACATAATCCAGATTTAGCAGACCCTAAAATTTCTTAATTTTATAATATTTATTATCTGAATCTATTTTTAGTAGATACTCTTTAGCTTTTTTGAGTCCATCTTCTGATGGAGCAAAAACTCCATGCAGAAAATTATCATTCGTGCTGATCAGAGCGTAATACTTGATTTTCTTTTTGTTGTTCTTTGGAGATTTCTTCTGTTTTTTCATTTTTTTCTCTTTCTAAAGTTAAGTTTGTTAAATGCTGTTTAAGCGAATCTTTTGCTTTTTCACAAAAATCTTGACCAGATTGGCCACAGCAATTTTTGAATTTCTTTCCAGAAAATTGACATACTGCATTTCTTGGAAATTTAGGGTAAATTCTTACTATTGGGCTAAATTCTGTTGCTCTAACATATGGGTTATTGCTAGCAAGTAATTTTTCTACTCTTTCGCTATTCATTTAATATTCCTGATCTGGATTTCTTAAGTTAAATATACTTACTTTTTCTGAATTTTCATTTCTATAAGAAATTTGGACTGTCCCTTCATCAATTACTGATGAAACAATTCCAATTTCCCCACTATAAGTATTGATATCTTTTATTACAAAATACCTTTTTCCTATGCATCTTTTGAGAGCTTGTAGTTTTGATTGCATTTTTATATTATAAATGAATATTGGTTAATAATCAAGTTTTATTTTCCGTGAGCAAATCCTTCGTACATGCTGTTAGGGCTATTTCTTACGGCTTGTATAGTGTTATTCCAAAGGCCACCACGCATATCTTGTAGATTTCTGAATCCAAGATAACTCATTGCGCTTCTTAACCCATTAGTAAAATCATAAACAATATCTTCAATAGATTTATTTTCAATAATTGGAATTAAAGTATTGTCGCCTTCTACAAATAGATTCTTTTTTGTTCCATCGTATAAATCATAATCTTCTACAACATCTTGACTTGCCATTCCTCTATATTTTGCAAATCTTTTTCCATCGATCTCTATGATATTCTCATCATCAACAACATCTGATAAACCAGCGAAAATTCTACCGCAAATAACAGCGTCACATCCACTAGCGATAGCTTTAACTAAATCTTTAGGATATCTAATGCCACCATCCGCAAGAATACTTGGTCTATGAGACGGATTAGGCTTGTCTTGTTTAAATAAATCGACTTGAGAAAGCTCCCAATTTCTTACAGCTTTCCAAGCGTAATAATTCCCAGTTAGACTTGGACATCCAATTCCAGTTTTAACTTGAGTTAAACACATAGAACCTGGCCCGATTAAATGTCTGAAACCATCTGCCTTAAGATTAGCTAATCTGTAAACGCTTTCTTTCGTTAAAGTATTGCCAACTATAACATCTTGAGAAAATCCAGAAGTTTTATACCATCTCAAAAAATCTTCAACATTTTTAGCTAAACCATTGGCTGTATCTAAGAAATAAAGATTAGTAAACGTACTTGTAGCTCTAATTCTTTCTTCTGCATCTTTAAGACCAATCGCTGTAACGCAAAAATCGCTTGCATCTTTAATAATTTTGGCTTTAGCTCTTTGATCGTCAACAGACATGAATCTATGTAAAACTCCAGCAGCTCCAATCTTATTCATTTTTATACATGATTTAACAGAAGATACTGTGTCCATTGGAGAAAGAATAATTGGAATTTTAATATTACAATTTCTTGAAATCTTAGTGGTTGTGTCGACTTCTTTTCTGGAGATGATATCTGAAAAATTTGGTAACAATGAAATGTCATCGTAACTTAAAGCTTCTTTGAATTCTTGTTTTTGCATTTATACATACTATCATTTGTTTATTTTAAAATCAAGATCTTTATTGACTTATAAATAAAAAAGATATAAAATTTAAAAATGGATATTTGTAATCTATTGTGCGTTATCTTCGGATTTTCTATTTCTTTAATTTGGTATTATAAAAAATGAAAAATAGACCATCATTTGAAGAAATCGCTTTACAAACCGCTAAAGTATGGTCTTTAAGATCAGAAGATCCTTATAGGAAAGTAGGTGCTTGCGTTCTAAATGAAGAGGGTCGAGTATTATCTGTTGGATACAATGGCTTACCCGCTAAATTTAATTTAAAGAAAAAATTCTGGAATAACAGAGATGAAAGAAGGAAATATATGATTCATGCAGAAATTAACGCTTTATCTTTAATTAAAAAATCAGATAAACCTTATCTTTTGGCTTGCACTCTTTTGCCTTGCTCATCTTGTGCCACTTCTATAATATCTTATGGAATAAAGAAAGTTATTTATTCTGAGGATTATCATTTAGACAAGAATTCGCTTGACATTTTTATGTTTTATGGAGTACAATTGAATAAATATGAATAAAAGTAAATTAATAATAGCCTTGCTTATATCATCTATAGAGTTTTCTTTATTTGCTCAACAAGGAGCAGTATATGAAACTTATAAATACAATCACTACAATACAAATCAATCTCCTGGATCTATATTTCAAAAACCATTTCAAGAGTATAACTATATTAAGACTAGTAGAGGCATTGAAGTCTATGCAACATACAAATATAATCATTATGATACGAATCAATCTGTGGGCTCTATTTTTTCGAAACCTTTTCCAGAATATTATATAGTAAATGATAAAATTTATAGCACATATAAATATAATGATGGCTCAACTAATGGTTCTCATGGTTCAATCTTTAATAAACCTTTTGAAGAAAAAGCTATTAATCCAACTGCATCTTCAATAAAAACCACTATTCTCCAAAAAGAACGAGTTACAGTTACAACTGTCAATACTAAAATCTATCAAACTAAAACTTATTATTCAACATATTCTACATATAAACCTGTAGTACAAAAAATAAGTGGACCAACATACGATGGAACAACTTACTCTGATGGAGGTGAATAATGTTAATAGGACTAACAGGCGTTGCTAGATCTGGAAAGGATACGTTTTTTTCTATTCTTCAAAAGTATTTAGAGGAAAAAAATATAAAATCTGAAAGATTAGCTTTTGCTGATAATCTTAAATCAGAGCTAAGTGATTTTACAAAAGAAAAATTTAAAATTGATTTATTTAAATGTCATGGACAAGATAAAGAGTTGGTCAGACCATTAATGGTTGCTTATGGAAAATGTAGAAGAGCACAAACTGAGGGTAAATATTGGACTTCTTTGTTGGATGTCAGAATTAAAGATTTACAAAAAAATAATATACTTCCTATAATTACAGATGTTAGGTATATTGAATACAAGGATGATGAGTACTCTTGGTTGAAATCTCATGATGGTATCTTAATACATATATCAAGAAAATTAGATGATGGAAGTGTTATTCCTCCAGCTAATGTAGAAGAAAAAGCTAATGATAATAAATTAAAAGCTGTTGCGGATATGTCAATATCTTGGGATACTTGTCAAGACGCAAATTTTCTTTATGAATTAATGCAGAAACAACTCAAAGCAGTATATGAAAAATACTTGATAAATAAAAAATAATATATGAAAATACAAAACGAAACAGATAATATCTTAATTAAGAATATAAAAGAAAAAAACGATGAGGACTCTTTAAAAGCTCTCATAGAAAGACATGCTGGCTTATGTAATTCTTTATATAAAAAATACTCTGCTCCACTTCAAGCTTCTGGAGTATGTTTAGAGGATGTAATCAAACAGAAAGACTATGTAGTTTATAAATCTGCTTTATCCTTCAATGAGGAAAAGAAATCTAAATTTTCTACTTGGCTTTATAATCAAGTAAGATATCAGTGTTTAAATTCTATTAATGAAAATAGTCATTATTTGACCCTAGATCCAGATAAATTAAATTATTTAATAGAACAAAACTCTGCACCACCACGAGAATACAAGACTATAAATGAATATATATTCAATATTATTGATTCATGTGCAGACGAAAGAGTTACTAAAATCTTTAAAATGAGGTATTTGAATAACACTAATAAGAAAATTGCTTGGAATAAAATAGCTAAAAAATTAAACATCAGCACTCAAACTGCTATAAATATCCATAATAAAACTTTAAAACTATTGAAAAACAAAATTCAAAGTAAAAATTGTTTTGACAAAATTTAAGAAATAAAGTATCATATATAAATATGAATAATACAACTCAAAATACAAACAAAAATCAAAACGAACTCGGTGCACTATGGAAGAAGAAAAGCAAAACAGGACTATCGTTCCTATCTGGTTATATTAATGATCATGATGGCCAAAGAATTGATGTAGTCGTTTTCGCCAACAGCAAGAAAACTAATGAAAAAGCTCCAGACTATAGACTATATGTTTCAAAGCCTATGGAATCAAAGTCATCTGAACAGGTAGCTCCAAAAACTCCTGTAAAGACCGTTCAAGAATCTAAACCAGTTGTAGAAGAAGTCGAAGATGATATTCTATGAGGTTAAATCTTAATTTACCAGTTAATTCTGTAAGTTTTGGTCAGTTATCCACGCTATTACTAAGGGAGTTCTTTGAATCCAAAAAGGATATCAATCTATTCCCAATAGGTAATATAGATTTAAATACTCAAGACTCTGTAACAAAGGAGTTTGGTGAGTTTTTGAATCAAGGTATCGGTTCTGCTCTGAACGACTTCGATAGGCATTCTACTATATTTAAATTATGGCATTTGAATGGTTCATTAGAAAGTTTCGCTAATAAGCAAGTGCTACTTAGCTTTTATGAATTAGATTCTCCAACTAAAATTGAATTAAATATTATTAAGAATAACCATAAAGTTCTTTTCTCCTCTAAGGAGACTGTGGATTTATTTAAAACTTTTGGATGTTCTAATGTAGAGTACGTGCCATTAGCTTTTGATAAGTATAATTTCAAAGAAATTAATAAAAAATATTTTGATGATGATAGAATTATATTTAACTTAACTGGTAAACTAGAAAAAAGAAAGCATCATTTAAAACTAATAAAAGCTTGGGCTAATAAATTTGGTAATAATAAAAAATATTCGCTACAATGTTCTATATTCAACCCATTCTTAAAAGCAGAAGATCAAACAGCTTTGCTTTCTAACACGCTGGAAGGAAAGAATTATTTCAATATTTCATTTCTAGGATTTATGCCACAAAATAAAATTTATAATGACTATCTTAATAGTGGTGATATTATTATCGGATTAAGTGGTGGCGAAGGTTGGGGTCTACCAGAGTTTCATTCTGTAGCGTTAGGTAAGCATGGAGTTATCATGAACGCTCATGGATACAAATCTTGGGCGAATGAAAAAAATGCTATTTTAGTTAACCCTAATTCTAAAATAGATGCTTGCGATAATGTCTTTTTTCATAGGAATCAACCATTTAATCAAGGGAATATTTATGATTTTAGTGAAGATGATTTTATTAGTGCTTGTGAAAATGCAATAGAAAGAGTAAGGCTTTCTAAGGTTAACCAAGAAGGTCTTAAACTTCAAGAAGAATTCTCTTCTCAAAAATTTGCAGATAATATAACAAAATATTTAATATAAATGCCCTTTTATAGTTATATAAATCCAGAAACTGAAGAAATAATAGATGTAGTTCAATCTGTGCATGATGATCATGTATATATTGATAAAAATGGACTAAAATGGAGTAGAGTTTTTACAGCTCCAGAAATAAATACTCAAGGCCAACTTAAAGCTACTTCTTCACAAAAAGAATTCGCAGAGTTTACTAAAAATAAAAAAGATAGCATGGGTGATATGTGGGATAGAAGTAGGGAATTGTCAGACAAAAGAAAAAAAATTTATGGGAAAGATCCAGTTAGAGAACAGTATTACAAGGATTGGTCAAAGAAGCGCAAAGGTAAGATACACCCAAAAAATAATACAGACTAAATTGTTTACAACTTTTCAGTTTTTTCTTTCTATATTTTAAAAAACAATGTAATATAGTATTCAAGCTTCGGCATTGAATATGAATATCAAAATAAAAAAAAGAAATGGATCGTCTGAAAAATTTAATATAGAAAAAATAAATAAAGTAATTGAATGGGCTGTCAATGGTTTAAGCGATGTAAGTCTTACTGATGTTGAAATAAATGCAAAGATAAATATTCATGAAGGCATTACAACAAAAGAAATTCATAATCTATTAATTGAAAGTGCTGCAAATTTAATTTCTGTTGAAAAACCGAATTATCAATTTGTCGCTGGAAGACTATTAAACTATCAATTAAGAAAAGATGTTTGGAAGGGTAAACATGCTCCAAGACTATCAGAATTTTTAAGTCAAGGAATTAAGAATAAAATTTATGATCCTATTATTTTGCAAAACTATTCTGAAGATGAAATAAATAAACTTGGAGAATTTATTGACCATGAAAGAGATTATAATTTTACATATGCTGGAATTAAACAATTATGCGATAAATATCTTATTAAAGATCGAGTCACTGGAAAAATTTATGAAACTCCACAATTTGCTTATATTTTAATAGCAGCTTATTCATTTTCTAAATACCCAATAGAAACAAGGCTCTCTTATGTAAGAAAATTTTACGATGCTATTAGTAAGCATAAAATTAATTTACCAACCCCAGTAATGGCAGGAGTAAGAACATCTAGTAGAAATTACGCTAGTTGCTGTTTAATTGGTGTTGATGATACAAAAGATAGTATTACGGCTAGCGCCACAGCTGTCAGTATGGCTACCGCTAATAGATGTGGAATTGGTATTGATCTAAGTAAAATTAGAGCAATTGGTTCTCCTATTAAGAATGGAGAAGTTGTTCATACTGGTTTAATTCCATTTTTAAAAATCTATGAAAGCAGCGTAAAAGCGTGGCAACAGAATGGACTACGAGGTGGAAGTGCAACTTGTAATATTCAATGGTGGCATTATGAAATTGAAGATGTCGTTGTATTAAAAAATAATGCTGGAACAGATGATAATAGAGTTCGTAAACTCGATTATACAGTTGGTATGAGTAAATTATTTTATGATAGAGTATTAAAGGATGAAGATATTACTCTATTTAATAACTCCGAAGTTCCAGAACTTTATGAAGCATGGGGAACAAAAGATTTCGATAAAGTATATAAAGAATGTGAATCTAAAAAATTAAAACTTAGAAAGAAAGTATCTGCTCGTAAATTATTTTCTCTCATAGTTAAAGAAAGAGTTGAAACTGGTCGTATTTATATTCTTAATGTTGATCATGCTAATGATCACGGGGCTTGGTCTGATAAAGTTACGATGAGTAACCTTTGCACCGAAGTTATTCATCCAACTATTCCATTAAATGATTATCACGATAAAGATGGTGAAATTGGAATGTGTATACTTTCTGCAGTTAATATGCTAGAAATAAAAAACTGGCAAGACCTTGAAAAGACTTGCGATCTTATCGTAAGATTTCTTGATGAAATTATTGAGCTTCAAGATTATTTTAATATTGCTGCTGAAAATTTCGCTAAAAAACGTAGAAGTCTTGGAATTGGAATAACTAATCTTGCAGCTTTTCTTGCTAAAAATGAATTAAAATATTCATCAGATAAGTCATTAAACGTTGTGGATGAATGGATGGAGCATTTTCAATATTATCTTTTAGAAAGTAGCTTGCAATTAGCTAAGGAAAAAGGAAAGTGCGAAAAATTTAACCACACTAAATATTCTAAAGGTATTCTTCCTATTGATACTTATAAAGATAAGGTTGATGAAATTGTAAAAAGAAAATTATCTCTTGATTGGGAAAAATTAAGAAAAAATATTAAAGAATTTGGACTAAGACATTCTACATTATCCTCTTGTATGCCTTGCGAGAGCAGTTCTGTTATACAATCCTCAACAAATGGAGTTGAACCTATTCGTAGTCTTATTACTTATAAAACTAGTAAAATGGGTAAATTACCAGTATTAGTTCCAGGAATTGGGAAATATGAAGATAATTATGAATTAGCTTACGATCTTAAAGATAATAGCGGTTTATTAAAAATTAATTCAGTTATTCAAAAATATATTGACATGGCAATATCAACTAATGTATACTACAATTATAGTCACTATGAAAATAATGTATTACCAGATGCAAAAGTAATGAAAGAATTAATGTACGCATATAGTTTAGGTTTAATTAGTTTGTATTATAATAATACGGATGATGGAGATAAAGAGCAATCGCTTAATCAAAAAGAAGATATGGATTGCTCTAGTGGAGCGTGTAAACTATAATCCATGAAAACAGTTTTAAATTTTAAAAATGTAGATACCACTAAACAGCCATTATTTCTTGGTGAAGATCTTAATCTACAAAGATATGATCGTTTTAAATATCCTATATTTTTTGAATTATTTAAGAAACAAAATGAAAATTTCTGGTGGCCTCATGAAATAGCTTTAGGAAAAGATAGAAGCGATTATAAAAATTTAACGGATACAGAAAGATTTGTTTTTGATAGCAACTTAAGATTCCAAACTCTTGGAGATAGTATGCTTTCTCGTAGTATTCATTCTTTAAAAGATTATGTAAGTAATCCAGAACTTGAGATATGTATGAATACTTGGGCGCAGTTCGAAGGTATCCATAGTTATTCTTATTCTTATCTTTTAAATAATGTTTATCCAGATCCTACTAAATTTTTCGATAGTATTATGGAAGATAAAGAAATTACAAGTCGCGCAGAGTTAATTAGAAATAACTTTGATAAAATTCTTGGTGATGATGAAAAGAAAGATCCTAAGCAAAAGATTTTTGACGCTATACTTTCTATTAATGTAATGGAAGGGCTCGTATTTTATGTTTCCTTTGCTTGTTCTTTTTATTTTGGATATAGAGGAAAAATGGAAGGTAATTCTAAGATTATTAAATTCATTCAAAGAGATGAAGCTTTACACTTTGCCGTTAGTCAAAATTTACTTAAAATATTAAGAGATGAAGATAAAGAGGGGTTTACAAGTATAGTCAAGAAAAGCGAAGATAAGATTTACGCTTTTTATGAACAAGCAGCAAAAAATGAAAGCGAATGGTCTAAATACTTGTTCAGTAAAGGTAATTTATTAGGTTTAAATGCCGAAGTTCTTGATGGTTACTCTAAATGGTTATGCGACTCTAGACTAAGAAGCCTTGGTTACAAGAAGCTATTCAATCAAAGGGATAATCCTATTGGCGGCTGGCTTGATAGTTATCTAGATAGTAGTAAAGTTCAAGTAGCTCCTCAAGAAACCGAGATTTCTAGTTATAAAGTAGGAGCAAGGAAAACTGATATTTCTGATGATGATTTTGGTGATTTAAAGCTTTAATATTATTTAATTAATGTGTAATTATCTATGTGAATTTAGATATTACACTATTATTTAATATTGTTTTAGGGGCATTGTCTTTCTTGGGTGGGTGGCTATTTACTAGAGTATTTTCTCTTTTTGACAAACAAGAGAGTTTAGTTAAAGAAATAAATGATAAAACATTTAGTGATTTTATTACTTTAAGAAAAGAAATGGAATTAGAAAGTAGAAAGCATCAACAAGAAATATCTGATTTAGCTTTAAAAATTTCAACTACCTACGTAACTAAGGAATCTTTTGAGGCCTATTTTGATAGAATTGAAGCTAAATTAGATCGTAATTTTGATATAATACAAAATCATTTAACTAAAAAGTAGCTGTAATACTTAATGTGATTGTATCAGATAGAGATATTGATTTTTTTTCTAAAAAACTAGGTTTAACACCAGAAAAAACTTTTATACTTATTCAAGATCCAGATTGTTTGCCAGAAATTCTAGATCGAATATCAGAAGAAAAAATAAATGGAATAGTAGATATAAGCTTTCCAGTATTTGCGGAAATAACAATTATAAAATATTCTAAAGATTTAAAATATTCTTTTGAAGAAAAAGAATACGTTTCAGAAGCAGTTGGTTCAAAATTTTATGATTTAATTGGAGAACCTATAATTAAAAAATCTATACTTGAATTTAAATATGATGAAGATACGGCTAAATCATTACTAGTATTTTTAGGATTTTTTTATAAAAACTTACACAAGCCAAGAAGAGCTTATCCGTCAGAAAACGTATACTACAATATAGCTAAAAATGGATTTGAAAATTCAGACAAAATACATGTATCAGAGCATCTAAAGAATTGGATTAAAGTATTAAGAATGATACATAATGAAGTTTGGTTTTAATACTATACTCTAATTATTTAACTTTTCTTTGATATCCAAAAGGGCTTTACCTCCAAATAAGTATATCTGAAGTTAAGTATTATCAATCTAACTTTTCTTTTGACTCCAAATTTTACTGCGATCTCAGCAGTAAACGGGCCATCGCACTTATGGATCAGAGGTAGCTTCGATCACTACATTCTGCGATGCCTATAGCTACATTTCCTTTATTAGCCATATAATGTACATACAAAGGTTTTAATAGTCGTCAGCCCTTGGGACGTTGCTATCTCAAAGATTGATAGTTGATTTTTTGACATCAACAAACTGCTCTAATTGGGAACTATGTTAACTTATACTATATTAAATTTGCTTTTTTGTCAAATTTTATTTATAATTGTTATATGGAAATAGTAAAAAACAAAGCAAGATGGGAAGCTTATGCGTATAAATCCATTAAACATTATAATATTAATAATTTTAATATTTATGATACTCCACAAGAATATCCATGCATAGCAATACCTCAATTAATTTCAGATATTAATGGAACAAGAATTAAATTCAATTTTATTTATAAAAAAGATTGTCAAAAATTATTAAAAAATGTATAATATATAATATAGTTCTTTCTAATTGGGCGCGTACTGGTTTCGATTTTAGAGATCGAAATTAAAATGCAAGTGGAGGTTGAATCGAGGACTCCTTAAAAAGTTTCACTTATATTAACTGCCAAAACAGCAAAATATAAAGGTCATATCTCTGCTAGAGTTTCTCTAGTCGAGGAGACCGCTTCTGTAGCCTAAGTTCTACAGCGTGATACCCTTGATGCATCTATTGGGATATTGCGTAATTAGATGTCTTATTATTAATAGTTTTTTTATTCTATTAGCATTAAGTATTAAAAATAAACTCGCTTAGTATGTTTGTTCTTTACCTATATAAAGCTAAAAATAAAAAGAACTAAACTTGTAGTATTTTAATTATCTTCTTTAAAAGACGAGAGTTCAATTCTCTCCGCGTCCAAGTATTAAGATATTTTTAAAGTATACACAATACATTTTAGTGTAAAGAAAGAATATGATAGAAACACTTTTTGCAGGAATTAATGGATATACAGTAGTACCAGGAAAAAAGAATTTTTACCCAACAAATCAAGATTCTTTTCACGAAATAAAACTCGGGCAGTCTGACAATCTAGAATTAACTTATGAAAATGGGCATTATGACCCAGAGTTTACAGCTGTTAACGTTCAAGACGCTGATCCAGCCGCAATTATACCAGCAACAGATTATGGATCATGGGCTTACAATATTTTAGTTCCTAAACAATTTTTAAAAGATTTTATTGCTTCATTAAATGGATACGACTCATACTCAACTAATAGTGGAAAAGATGCTTTAATAATTCAATCTAGCCTAGAGCCTTTATATGATTTATATAAATCACAAGGAAATAGTGACAAATTAGTGGATTTTGTTCCATGGCTTGTGTCTCAAATAAATGCTTATGTAGCTAAAAACTTTTTAAGTATATACATAGACAGCTATACCTTTCCTTCTGTAAGAAAAATTCCATATATAAACCAAGCAAATTCCATACAAGCAGACACAAATCAAGGCACAGAATTTTCATTAAGTCATACAAAATATAAATTAAGAAGAAATATGTCTTTTAGAGATCATTCTGAAAAATTTTATAGAGTTGCTATTGGAGTTATTACGGATCCCACAGTATTTGAGGCTAATAAATATAGAACAAATTTAACAATTAATGATTTCCATGTTCAGTCTTTAAGAGTAGAAAATTTCTATGTTATTCATCCAAAATCACAAATATCTTATTTCAAACCACTTGATCCAAAAAACTCTTTAACAAATAGATCTTTTCAAATTACATTCGGAGCAAATCAAATATTAAGAACAGCCCATGGCTTTGAAAATGATCAAGAAATTTGGTTTACAGCCATATCAGGAACAGCCAGTATAATTAAAGAAAAAAAATATTATGTTATTAATAAGACCGACAATTCTTTTCAAATATCTGCAAGTTTAAATGGTTCTCCAGTAACAGGATTTAGTTCTGGTTATGCCACATTGAATTATGAGACTTCAGTAGCAATAACAATATCAAACTATCCAGAATTTGAAGTTATTTTTGGAGTTTCAAATTTATTTAATAAACCTACGTTAGTAAATTATACGAAAAAAGAAGATATGAATCTTATAGACCGCAGTTTAACTCTAAAAGAATCTTTATATGGCTATTCATCAAGTCCAAGTTACTCAATTAGTGGAAATACATATATTAATTTATTTCCATGTTTAAGTCCTTCTGGATACGCTATAACAGGAGATACAATTAGTTTTTATACTTCTTTATTAAAGAGAAGGTCTGTTGAAAGTGGCATTTTTGATAAAGATGGAGTTACTCCAATAGAATCTGGTTATTTCCAAATAGGTTATGTTAAAGTGAGTTATGATCTTAGCAATAAAGGTCAAGCTCTTGATGTTAGATCTGCTAATCCCTATTTTTATAAAATTAACCCCCAAACAAACGCTACTGGACAATTTAAAGCCGTAAATGAAAATTATTTTTTCAGCAACGAATCTTTATCAAATGCACAAAAATCTGGCATTTACAGAAAAGTAAAAAAAGATATTTCAAAATATATAGAATCTAATATTTCAGAATTTAATAGTAATTTAAAAACGACTGTTGAATTCGATGCAACTCGAAATATATATAAACATGAAGCTTTAAGAACTCATGGATCTCATGGAACAACAAATTTATTTTATATCAATTCTGGATTTAATGTAACATTAGATACAAATTTATATTTATATGCTAAAGTTAGTCCTTTCGACTTCAATACAAATTCATGTAAAATATCAAATTTGTCTTTTAAATATGAAAACATTTGGGATCAGTCTGGCATAGATAGATCAAATCTTGGAATGACACAAAATACAAGATGGGCACTAAGCGGAGAGATTTATAAAAAACAATGAACTGGTTAGATCGAGAAATGCTCGGTTTAAGGCGCAAAGATAAACTTGGCGCACCAAGATATTATGAGATGTCAGATGTGGAAGACGCTGTGCATGGTTTGCTCGGAATAGCCTTAATAACAGTCTTTAAAACTTACGAATCCAATAGACTAGAAGAAGAGAGAAGAAGGAAGATGGAAGAAGATGTTCGAAGAGCCAGAGAAGAGAATAAAGGAGATACTTGGAAGCCTGCAAAAGAAGAAGAAGTTAGAAAAGCTGAACCTGTTACTCCAGCAACACCTGTAGAAAAAGCTCCAGCGACGCCAAAATCAGAACCAGTACAACCAAAAGTCAATCCTCCAGATGTTCAACCAAGAACTCCAGAATACGACCCAGATAGATAAGATAAAAGTCAAATGAACTGGTTAGATAGAGAAATGCTCGGTTTAAGGCGCAAAGATAAACTTGGCGCACCAAGATATTATGAGCTAAGTGAAGGTCAAAAAGATGCTATTGCTTATAGTGCAGGTGTTGCAGCTCTTGTTGGAGCTGATTGGTGGGAGAAACAAAACAGGGCGAAGAGCCTAAGAGAAGCCGAAGAGAGAAGAAAGCTGGAAGAGCAGGCTCGGGAGCAAAGAGAAAAACTCAAAAACGATACTTCTTTCCGTCCAGAACCCGAACCCGAGGTTAGAAGAGCTGAACCTGTTACTCCAGCAACACCTGTAGAAAAAACTCCAGCGACGCCAAAATCAGAACCAGTACAAGCAAAAGTTCAGCCTGTAGATGTTCAACCAAGAACTCCAGAATACGACCCAGATAGATAAATCATGAAATCAGAAAATCCAAAAGAACCTAAACCAATTTCTCCAGACCCAAGACCAAGAAATTAATAGGTTGTTATTATTTTTTTGTAGTATTTTTCATCCATACGATCTTTAGATCTTTTATATAACATCTTTTTTACCCAAATTAAATCAGGCTTACTAAAGTAAATTTTTAAATCATCTCCATATATTTTATAATCCACATTTTCAGAAAGCAGCCTTCTTGGAGAATCAACAATCAAATCAATAATAAATTCATCCTGATTTGCAAATCTTAATATAAATCCATGAAAAATTGAAATTTTATATTTAAATATTTTATTTATTAATTTTAAATCAAAATTTTCACTCTCCCAAATCGCAAATTGATCGTCTATATTTTTTAATTTTAAAATTGAAATTTTTGTGTTTTCATCTCCTATTCCATCCTTTCCGTTTGGAGTTGAATCATCTTCTGTATAATATAAAAAACAGTCATTATTTCCTATTCCAGAAAAATTTTGCATTTTTAATACGAACTTGAAGCTATCTTTTCCAAGTACTATATCTTTATTAGAATCATGTATGAAAACTCTTGGTTCTTTTTTTGAATCAGAATTATTAATTATATTTTTTGATTCTTGAATACATAATTTATTTTTATCGTAAACATACGTTGTAGCAGTTTCTGATTCAGAAGATATGGTTTCTTGATTTATTGAAGCGAATTTTTCTGAATTATTAATTGCAAAATTTTCAATTATTGACAGAGGTACATTATCATTTTCAAAATACCCACAATATCTCCATCCATTTTCGAGCAATATATTAGACCACGACTTATATGCATTACGATCAATTACAATATCTAAATCTTTAAAATCCCTATAAGCGTATCCAGAATTTAAAGCTAAAGCCCACGCTCCAGAAAAAGCATATTTTAAATTCAATTTTTGAGATGCGTTACAAACAAATTCAACTATTTTTAAATTTTTTAAGAATAATTCTTTATCAAAATAACCGCCTAATCTAAAAGACCATCTTTTATCTATTTTAATTAAATCTTCAAGCATCATTATAATAATACTTGGTTTTATATCAAAATTATAATATAATATTAAATATTCCCAAATAGCTCAACGGTAGAGCACCTCGCTGTTAACGAGGCTGTTCTAGGTTCAAATCCTAGTTTGGGAGATCTTGGAACGATGGCTGAGTGGTCTAAAGCAGAAGTTTACTAAACTTCCGATGGGTAATTCCATCCGTGGGTTCGAATCCTACTCGTTCCGATTATCTAAAATATTAAGATATTATAACAGTTCCAACTTTATCTCCAGCAGCTATATAAGATCCAGCTACAGTATCTGTTGCTCCTACTTTTCCCCAAGCATTTGTAGTAAAAGTTCCAATATTAGCTATAGTTCCTATTAACCAAATCGCAGTTGGAAATCCTCCCCAATACCAAATAGCATATTGACCATCTTCACTATAAAAAGATTTTTTACCATTATAAATTAAACCACTTTCATAAAATCCTAAACCATTAATATTAGGTGTTAATCCTGAGCCAGTGGCTTTATATAAATATCTTTTTTTAGTAGTTAATTTTCCACTTCCACCACTTTTTACTACATTATCACTTATAAGAACTACTGGTTTTCCACCAAAAGTTGAACTCCATCCAGTAACGAAGTTTTTCTTGCGATAAATTTTAAAATCAGCATTAGTACGAGTAAAAACATCACTTCCTCCTAAAGTAGGAGGATTTCCTAAAAAATTAATCTTAGTTAAGCTAGTGCAGCTGTAAAATGCTAAATATTCAATCGTTATTACTTTACTCGGGATTGTAATATTATTTAATTTTGTGCAGCCGTAAAATGCGCCATCTCTAATTGCATTTATGTTGTTAGGAAGAGTAATATTGACTAAATTAGAGCAATTACGAAATGTATCACTGCCAAGTTCAATTAATGTATTAGGTAATGATACGTTTGATAAATTAGCGCACGCAGAGAAACCAGCCCGAAAGCTTGTTATGCCATTACCAATAATTGCACTTGTTAAATTAGGGCAATTAATAAACGCTGCATATCCTAAAAAAGTTACGCTGTTGGGGATGCTTATGCTGGTTATACCACAATTATAGAACGCATATTGGCCAATAAACGCTACGCTGGAAGTTGCCGTAAAGGTGACGCTGGTTAGGCTAGTACAACCATTGAACGCATATTGACCAATACTATTTACGCTGGAAGGAATAATTATACTGGTTATACTTGTGCAAGATTGGAATGCATAATCTCCAATCGCAGTTACTGGTAATCCATTATTAGTATTTGGTATAGTAACATCTCCAGCAGTACAACTATTACTAACTACTGAATAAGAAGTACCTCCAGCATTTAATGAATAAGTTAAAGCCATATATATTTAATTTACACTCTTATTTACTAATAGAAAAATGCGAAATATATGAAGTGTAATATATTACATGAGTAATCAATCTGAGGCTCTTGCAATTTGTTCTGAATTTGCAGAAGAATACGGTTTGGACTTGAAAGATGGCGTAAGCGTTGTAGTTTATATGAAAAGTGAATATGTTAATGAATTAAAAAATATGCTTGAAAGAAAACAATATAAATTAAAATCATTTAAAGTATACGGAGACGAAGCTTTAGTAAATTTTATACCAAAAAGATAAGAGCCAGAAATCGGATTCGAACCGATGACCTACGGTTTACAAAACCGTTGCACTACCGCTGTGCTATTCTGGCTTGTAATAATATTATATATATGAATAAAAAAATACCAAATAATACTTGATTTTTATTTATATTTAGATATAATATAATATATGAATAAACTTAAAACATTAGCATTAATTCTACTATCTTATATTTCTTTAACTCTAGCCGATACTGATACTCAAAACGAGTCTAGTCCAGTAGCAGATGGCTTCTTATCTGCTGGTGATCTTATATTTGTTCGTCCAATTTCAAGCGCAGCCACAATTGGGGCGTTTGGTATTTTTGCAGTAGTAGCTCCATTTACTGAAATGGCTGGATGCACAGAAGAAACATATGAAGGTCTTGTAGAAAAACCTGGAAAGTTTTCTTTTGATCGTGACCTTGGCGATTTCAAAAAATAATATTTACTAACGAGATTTAGTCAAATATATAGTTATATTTGCTAACGCGATATTTCCAAATATAACCCTATTTGCTAACAGAAAAAAGCCAAATATATGAACGAAAAAAGTTCAAATAATGGTGCTGGAAAAGGCGATAAGGCAAGAAATTGTTTCTCTCATAGATTTAAACAAAACTATGATAGCATAAATTGGTCAGATGAAAGAGATAAGTCGTTGATTAAAAAAGAATTAAAAAACCATAATGGTTCATCTACATATATTTACAGATAATATATAGAGTATTGACAGATTCGACAAAGAGTAATATACTCTTACTATGAGAAAAGGAGTTTGTTGTATTGTATTAAGTCTAACTGAACA